GGAATGACGCTCGACGGACTCGTGATCGCCGGTCTCGCGTTCTCGATCACGCTCTTCGTGATCTCGGTCGCGGCCCTGGGGATCGTGGCCTTGAAGATTCAGGAGGACCGCCGCGGCACCGGATGCCACGGCGGCGGATGCCGGCGGAGGCCGGCCGGGAAGGGATGCAACCGCGGCCGAGGGGTGGACGGAAACGCCCCCGGCTTCATTTCACGGGAGGACTGACGATATGGCTCTGAAGATTGTGCGCGGCCGGCAGCGGTCGCATGTGCGGGCGGTGATCTACGGGACCGAGGGGATCGGCAAGTCGACGCTCGCGTCGCAGTTCCCGACGCCGCTCGTCCTCGACACCGAGGACGGGACGCGACATCTGGACGTGGCCCGCGTCTCATGCCCCGACTGGGCCACGCTCGAGGGCTCGCTCCACGAGCTGGCCCGCGACGCCCAGGGCTTCGAGACGGTCGTGATCGACTCTGTCGACTGGGCCGAGCGGGCCATGATCGAGCAGATCCTCCGCACGAGCGGAAAGAAGTCGATCGAGGACTTCGGCTTCGGCAAGGGCTACACGCTCGTCGCAGAGCGGATCGGCCGGTTCCTCCAGCTCGCCGACGACCTGGTGGCCCGCGGCCTTCACGTCGTGCTCGTGGCCCATGCGAAGGTCCAGCGGACCAGCCCGCCCGACATGCAGGACGGCTTCGACCGCTACGAGCTGAAGCTCACGAAGCAGACCGCCCCGATCGTGAAGGAGTGGAGCGACCTCCTCCTCTTCGCGACCTACAAGACCTCGATCGTCGAGGGGGCCGACGGCCGGAAGAAGGCGGCCGGCGGGAAGGAGCGGGTCATGTACGCGGAGCGGTCCGCGGCCTGGGACGCGAAGAACCGGTTCGGCCTTCCGGCGGTCATGCCGATGGGCATCGGCTCGCTCGCCACCATCTTCGAGCCCCCGGCCGTGGCCGCAACTGTGGCCGCGAAGAAGAAGGCCCCGGCCGACGTGCCGCTCGTCGAACAGATCGCCCAGTACATCCGCGACGCGAAGGATGTCCGGACCCTTGGCCGGATCGGCGACCGGATCGAGGAGCTCGCCAGCGACGGCCAGCTCTCCGACGTGGAGGTCGCCGGCCTGATGGGCGAGGTCAACGCCCGGCACAACACCATCGAGCCGGAGGGGGCCGTCGATGTCGTGGCATAGCACCTGGCCGGCACAGCGCCGCCAGACGGCACCGAAAAGCGGCATGGGCTGGAAGCCCTTCGTCGCGGCCCTGCGTGCTGTCGGTGTTCGCGGCGACGAAGCGGCAATCCGGATGGTCATCGCAGCCGCTGGCGTCGTTCAGTCGGCCAGCGGCTACACGGCAGAGCAAGTTGAAACGGTCCGAGCGTATGCGGCCCGTAGTGGACGGAAGCGACAACAGGAGAAGTAGACCTATGGATTGGGGATTCGAGGACATCGACCTGGACGAGCCGGTACAGCCGACAACGCTCGACCGCGAGCTGGTCCCGGATGGCGAGCACGTCTTTCAGATCAAGCGGGTCGAGGAGACCGACAAGCGGCTGAAGGTGACGCTCGCCCACACCGAGCCGCGCTACGGCTGGGTCTGGGTCGAGCTGCCGAAGGACAAGGACTGGGCCGCCAGGATCGCGGCGAGCCTCGCGAAGGCTCTCGGCATCACGCCGGAGCAGTGGAAGGCGACGCAGGTCGGCGACCTGGTCGGCCGGTGGGTTCGCTGCCAGGTCTATCACCGCGAGGGCAACGCCGGGAAGGTGTTCGTGAACGCCCGGAAGTTCCTCCCGGCCATGGCGGCCGACGTGCCGGGGGCCCCGGCCGAGGAGAAGCCGGCCGCGAAGCGGTCGCAGGCGGCGAAGGCCCACGCGGCGACGACGGAGGGTAATCCCGATGCGATCCCCTTCTGACACGGTCTACAAGGTCGTCATCACCGACATGATCGAGCCGCACGGTGTGGGCACGATCACGATGGTGGGGCAGCTCGAGCAGCTCGGCGAGCAGACGCTCGTCCGCTGCGGCCAGGTCCTCCACGAGGCCGACGGCTGGTACGTCGACCGTGCGGAGGCCGACCGCGACGCGGCCGACATCATCGAAGCCCGAGCTGTGAGGCTGACGGCGCAGGCTGAGGGACTAAGGAAGCGGAGCGTGCCGTGGGACTCACCGACCTGGTAGCTACCGCCGGCCCGCGGTGGCCGCAGCGGCGTCGCACGGAGCCGCATCCGCCCCTAACGCCGGCCCAGTGGGGACCAACGCCGGCAGTCGAGGCTCGGAAAAAACCTCCTCTCGTCGAGTGACTCGACCGGCCGCCCGCACGATACGCGGGCAAATACAAGGAAGCACGGATGCCCACCTTCATCGACGCCCAGTGTGATCTCCCGATGTTCGCGGCCGCACGCCGGACCGATCCGGCGACATCGCAGGCGGCCTCGGTCAGCTCGAGGTCGTTCTCGGGCGACCACACGACGAGGATCCTGGCGGCGCTGGCGGCAGGGCCGGCCGGCAAGACGGAGATCGGCCGGCGCTGCGGGCTGACCGAGCAACAGGTCGCCCGCCGGATGCACGAGCTGCGGCGGGCGGGGCTCGTCGAGCGGACGGGCCGCGTTGGGCGGTCGGAGAGCGGGTGCGACGAGCACGAGTACAGGAGGGCCAGCGCGCAATAGGCGCGCAATAGGCGAGGTTATGGAAACAAAAACGCTGATTCACACGGAGGTTTTTATGGCTACTGCTGCTGGTTTTAAGAACCACCCGGCCGCTGATGCGTGGCCGATGATGGACGAAGAGCGATTCGGAGAACTGCTGGCCGACATTGAGGCCAACGGGCAACGCGAGCCGATCACGCTATGCGATGGCATGATCCTTGACGGCCGCAACCGCTACCGCGCGTGCGTCGAACTGGGCATCGAGCCGGTGACGCGAGAGTACACAGGCGACCCGTGGGCTTTTGCGTGGTCGCTAAACGGGGCACGCCGCGACCTAGAGGCGACTGTCCGTGCTCTCATCTTCAAGCGGTGCGAGGACGGGTCTGCCAAGTGGGCGAAGCGGCTAGCGAAGATCGCGGAGGACGGGAACAGGAAGAAGTCTGAGGTGGCGAAGGCGCGGCCAAGGGACGAAGGCGGCCGGCTTAAATCACGACCACAAGTTGATCACGATGATCAACCAGTGGCGAAGCCGAAGGTGGCCGTTGCCCGCGAGGCCCGCGCCGCCGAGGCGAAGGTTTCGCCCGCCACGATGGCTCGTGCCGATCAGATTGCCAAGCGGCCAGACCTTGAAGAGAAGGTTGTCGCCGGCGAGATGAAGCCGGCGGAAGCCCTCCGCGAGATCCGCTCTGACAAGCGGCGCAAGGAACTGGCAGAAGCTGCTGCGAAGGCTGCCGAGCAACAGACTTCCGAGCGGCCTGAGTGGTCGATCCTAAACGTGGACGTGATCGACGGCCTGGAGAGCGTGCGCGACGAGCACGGCCCGGCGCGGCTGATTTTCACCGACCCGCCGTACAACATCGGCATCGACTACGGCGACGGCGAGAAAGCCGACCTGCTCTCGCCGCAGGCATACATGAAGTGGGTGCGGCAGTGGCTCGGTCTGTGCTGGGACTGCCTGACCGATGACGGGTCACTGTGGGTGATGATCGGCGACGAATACGCCGCCGAATACTGCACCGAGATCAAGGCCACCGGGTTCACGGTTCGGTCGTGGATAAAGTGGTACGAAACGTTCGGCGTGAACTGCTCGAACAAGTTCAACCGCACAAGCCGCCATATCTTCTACGCGGTCAAGGATGAGAAGTCGTTCGTGTTCAACCCGGAGCCTGTGACCAGGCCGAGCGACAGGCAGACGAAGTACGGCGACAGCCGCGCGGCTGCTGGCGGGAAGCTGTGGGATGACGTGTGGCAGATCCCCAGGCTCACCGGGACGTGCGCTGAGCGTATCCCCGACTTTCCGACGCAGCTACCGCTCTCGCTGGTCGAGCCGATTGTCCTCTGTGCGTCTATGCCTGGGGATCTTGTCGTCGATCCGTTCAACGGCAGCGGAACGACCGGCGCGGCCTCGATCAAGAACGGCCGTAAGTACGTCGGGATCGAGAAGAGCGAGAAGTTTGCCGACATGGCAGACATGCGACTGAGGGCAACATGACAGAGAACGAACTACATCTGTGCTGCGCGATCCGGCTAGCCGACCTCGGCGGCGGCGACAGGCCGACATCCGACAAGAGAAGACGCGCGGCGCTGGCCGTGATGGCTGAGTGGCTGTCGCTGACAGGCGATTCGCTCTTCCCCTTTACGATTGATGACATCGAGCGATGGAGCATCACGCTCCGAAAGAGCAGCGACGCAAAGATCAAGGTCGATATAGCGCTTGCTCACGGGACGGAGTGTTACTTCAAGGGGCGAGGTAAGGGGCCGTGCTCCGACGAAGTCGAGGCCGGTCACGTCGTGCAGCGATGCAAGGGCGGTCCCCTGACCGTCGAGAATGGGCAGATCGAGTGCTGGGCGCACAACAATCAGCGGCGAGAGATGTCGATCGAGGACTATCTGAAAAGCGACAAGACTACGGAGGGCCTTGCCGATGGCCGGTGAATGGATTCCCTACGACATCTGCCTCCCGCAGAAGCCGGAGGTCCTCGAGCTCGTCGAGGCGACCGGCCTGCCGGTGGACCAGGTGGTCGGGCGGCTGATGATGCTCTGGGGCTGGGCCGCGCTGAACAGCTCGGACGGGACGGCCAGGATGTCGGTCCGCCTGCTCGGCCGGATCTGCGGAGGCGACGAGGCCTTCTGGCGGGAGGTCGAGAATGTGGGCTGGCTGGTGATCGACGCGGACAATGGGACCGTTGCTATCCCCGGATGGGATCGCCGGTTCTCTAAGTCCGCAAAATCACGGGCTTTGCACACGATCCGGGCCGAGGAGGCGAAGACGCGCACCAGCGGGTGCGCCAAAGCGCACCCGAAGGTGCGCCGCGGCGCACTAGAGAGAGGAGATAGAGGAGATAGAAATTCTTCTTCTTCCCCCCGTGAAGCTGCGCAACCGGAGGAGCCCCCGGCAGGCCCGGCAGGCTGGGACACGCTCCGCAAGGCCTGGGCCGCCGGCACGGGCCGCCCCTGGAAGCTGCCGGACCCGCCGGACAAGGTCGCCGACCGGCTGGCCGAGGCCGGCTGGTTCGCGAAGGCCCTGGCCGCCATCGAGGCCCTGCCGCGGTGCCGCTACTTCCGCGACCCGGTGACGCTGCCGCAGCTCGTGGCCGAGGGCTTCGTCGACAAGGTCCTCGGCGGGCAGTTCGACAACCCACGGGACCAGGGCCGCTCTACCGGCCCGCGCGGCCCGGACGACCGGCCGCCGGCCCAGGGCTTCCAGGGCGACGACGCGGCCCGGTTCGAGGCCACACGGCGGGCCCTGGCCGACAAGCTCCGGCAGGAGGCCGCGTCGGCATGATCCTCGACATCACGGCCGAGCAGATGACCGAGGCCTGCCGGACGGTCTACGCCCCCGGCAAGTACGAGCACGCCCCGGCCCAGATCTTCTACGATCACGCCTGGGGCCGCGCGACGTACATCCGCTGTGCGTTCCCTGACAAGTTCACCCACGCCGCGGCGACGAAGCTCGACCAGCTCCGGGCCCTACTGAAGGGCCAGTACGGCGTGGATGCCGATGTCGTGATCTGCGTCTATTACGCGCGGCTCGACCCGGACGACCTGGCCCGCCACGCGATCGCGCTGGCTGACCGGTAGAGGCTGGATTCAGGCCGCGGCCGCGCTACCTTCGGGGCCGCATGGATGCGACCTCGATCACGTTCTCGCTGGACGGCCCGCCGATCCCGCAGCCGCGGGCCCGGAGCACGCGCGGCGGGCGGATGTACACGCCGACGAAGAACGGGATCGGGATCTACAAGCAGGCGCTCCAGATCCGCGCGTCCCTGGAGGCCAAGCGGCGCGGCTGGGAGGCGACGGCCGGCCCGTGTGCGATCGACATCGAGGCGGTCTTCGCCAGGCCGCCGTCACACCTGACGAAGGGCGGCGAGCTGCGGGCCGGGAGCCCCGGCTACCCCGGCCACCGGAACGGCGACTGGGACAACCTCGCGAAGGGGGTACAGGACGCGATCACGGCCTCCGGGGCGATCTGGCACGACGACAGCCAGGTCGTCGATGGGAGGTGTCGGAAGCGATACGCAGTCGGCGGCGAGCTCGAGCGGACGGTGGTCACGATCCGGAGGCTCACAGATGGGCCGGAGGCCGAGTAGACCGCCGCCGCCGCTGCTGGCCCACATGCGGCCGCGGCTGCTGACGCCAGAGCAGGAGGCCGCCGTCCGCGCCGCCTGGGCTTCCGGCGCGACGAGAGACGAGGCGGCACGCGCCGCCGGGATCACGGTCGACCTCCTGCTGATCCGCCTGAAGGACCAGCTCGCCGACCTCCCGCGGCGCGGCCGTGGCGGGCTCCACCGCCGCCCCACGCCCGACCCGACCGAGGAGGAGATCTGGGGCCGGCTCACCGCAGAGATTCAAGACAAGTGGACCGACGAGGAGCGGGCGGCAGCGTGGAACGGTTCAAGACGCGAGCCTGTCGAGTGACACTCAACGACGCCCAACCGCGCGAAAGGCGACGCCATGCCCTCTTATGACCAGACGCCGGGGACGCTGAATCTCTCGTTCCGGCGTGGCGATGACTTTTCCGCCCTGGTCGACTTCTCGATCACGATGACCGGCTACACGGTCGAGGCGTCGATGCAGTCGCTCGTCAGCGGCGAGGACGTAGTCGCGTTCACCGTCACGACGCCCAACCTGGCGAACGGCCAGGTGAACATCTCGCTCACCGACACGCAGACGGCCGCCCTGGCCGCAGGGACCTACGCCTGGTCCATGAAGTGGGTCGAGAACAACGCGACCCGCACGGCCCTCACCGGATTCGTGGAGGTGGGCTGATGCCGATCCAGGCCAACGTCACGAATCAGCAGATCACGGCGAGCGTCGGCGAGACCCAGATCGACGTGGGCGTTAGCGGCGAGCCGAAGGTCGATGTTGGCGTAAGCGGCGGCTTCGGGCCGAGCGGAGCGCCGGGGTCAACTGGCCCGCAGGGGCCGGTGGGTGCCACTGGCGCAACGGGCGGTGCTGGCCCGCAGGGGCCGGTCGGTGCCACTGGCGCAACGGGCGGTGCTGGCCCGCAGGGGGCGAGGGGCGACACAGGGCCGGCAGGGCCGCAGGGAATCCAGGGCGCAACCGGAGCCGCCGGTCCCGCAGGCACCACAACCTGGGCCGGCATCACCGACAAGCCGACTGCGTTCCAGCCCTCGCCACACAAGAGCGCACACGCCACTGGCGGAGCCGACGCCCTGACGCCAGCCGACATCGGAGCGGCGTCGGACGGGCACACGCATGCCCAGCTCCACGACAGGTTGCACTCTATTGCGTCGTCGTCCGACCACACGGCTACGGCGTGGCGCATGTTTTACTCGAACGGCTCCGGCAGCGTTGCCGAGTTGTCGCTCGGGTCTTCCGGTCAATCGCTGCTGAGTAACGGAGCGAGCGCTGTTCCTTCGTGGGGCAGCGCTGTTTCCTTTGCTACGCGATCCGAAGCGAGGCTAGGGGCCGCGACAGCCGCCGCCATCAGCCCTTCGCTTGCACCGTCTGCGCTCACGGGCTTCCGTTATCTGACTTTTCAGAACTCCGGCGTCTCCAATGGTGCATCAGTAAACTGGAACGCAGCGGGCACCGGCTTCCAAACGCCGTTCGGGTTCTGGCTTAGTTCAGGCGCTACGGCCAACGGCTTTGCCCAGGTGTGGGCTGCATCCACGCAAAACAACGGATTCGCGTTCTGGTCGCAGGGCCGAAACTCAGGCAACAATTGGGGCATACGGCGAATCCTCGCGGTTCGCACGTCAAGGGCGTTTTCTGGCTCTTCTGCAAATCTGTTCGCCAGGATCGCGTGGGGTAGGGCGTGGCCGCTTGGCAACACGCGACTCAACACGGCCGGTATCAGTGTCGAGATATTGAACAGCCGGATATGGCTTGTAACGCACAACGGCACGACGGTCACCGCTACAGATAGCGGAGTGAATTACACAGCAAACGCAATTGACTTTGTTCTGGACAGCGACGGCGTCGGAAACGTCGATCTTTATGCCAACGATGTTGTGATCGCTTCAAATGCTGGCGGGCCAACGGCAAGTTCAACATCGGCCGCCTTCTGCGCCGTCGTGGCGGAAGTCGGTAACGGCGGCGATACTGTCGGCAACAACTTGCACATATACGGCCACCCGCTCATCTCTTTTGCGTAACGACATGAAACTTCCACCTATCGCATGGGAAGACCTAGTATCGTTTGGCATGGATCATTCCGCTTCGATCTCCTCCGAGAGCGGGATTGAGCCTGCGCCGCATTGGCTGGCCGCCAGAGTGTTTTCGCTTGCGATGCCAAATCCGCCGGCAGAGACCGACAGGGTTCGTTACATGCGCAGCGTGAGGGACATGGCGATGGCTGCCACCGACTGGACGCAGGCCAGCGACTCCCCTCTTTCGCCGCAGGATCGCGAGGAGTGGGCTGAGTACCGCCAGGCTCTTCGCGACCTGCCTTCGATCTACGGCGGCGACGGGTCGATACCGTGGCCCGCTCGTCCTGAGTGACTGCACACCCACAGTGTAGGGACGCGGCCCTGTTCGTTGACGCTTGTTGAAGTTGATTGACGCTCATTGAGTCGCTTGCAGGCCTGCTTTGGGCCGCTATGGTTGGGCCAACCAAAGGAGGCCAACATGGCAAAGGCAGAGCGATTCACGGCGCTAGAGCTTGATCAGATCCGGCTGACCATCATGCACACGCGGGTCTACGCGAAGCACGACAAGGAAATCGAAAAGATGCTGGACAAGCTTCAGGCCAAGGTAGAGCGGTTCATCATTGAGCGTGGCCGGAAACTGCAAAAGGTCTGAATCGCGCTATCGACAGCGAAGAGGGCCATGTAACGGAACCTCTGCCTGTAAGATATTCGGCATAGGATTCGTTACGGCGCTACAGCGAAAAAGTAGAGACGGCACTACACATTGAGAGTCACGCCATGCCAGACCGCGTCGAGCGATGGCGGCCGCACAAGATGCGGCACACCCACACGAAGGAGCGAGCCCACTACCTGACCGCAGACTGGCGGGCCAAGCGGCAGCGGATCCTCCTCCGAGACGCCTACGTCTGCCGCGACTGCGGCCGCGTCACGTCGGGCCAGGCAGCCCACGTCGACCACATCGTCCCGCTCGAGGACGGCGGCACCGATGCCGACGAGAACCTCGCCACCATGTGCTCGAGCTGCCACGGTCGGAAGACAAGGACTGAGCAACGCGAGAGGGGGATCATGTGATCCACGTCGTGACCGGCCACATCTGCTCCGGGAAGTCGACGTACGTCATGTCGAAGGCGAAGCGGGGCGACGTGGTGATCGACTTCGACCGGATCGCCCTGGCGATCGGACCAGAGGACACGCCCAGCCACGACTACCCCGAGGCGATCCGCACGCTCGCCACGTTCGTCCGCCAGGCCGCGATCGACGACGCTATCGCCATGAGCAAGCGGGGCCGCGTGGCGAACGTGTGGATCATTCACGCCTACCCAACCGACCAGGACGTGATGAAGTACCGGCGGCACGGGGCGACGATCGTCGAGGTCGAGTGCGACGCCGAGACGCTGACCAGGCGGGCCGCAGACCAGCGGCCGCTCGCCGCACAGCTCGAGCTAAAGAAGCGGCTATCGGCACCGTCCAGGAAGCCCCTGCCGGCCGCGCCTGACCGCTGGACTCAAGCCCGCACAGTGCCACGATCTAGGGCATGAACGCCCCCCAGGGCCACGCCAGAGGCCGCCAAGATGGCAGGCCGCCGAGGGGGGTGGGGTCCGCCGGAAACCTGACGACCGACGGAAAGCA